TCACCAATACAACCAGGTGAATTTAAAGACGTTGATGCACCCGGTGGTAATTTAAGAGATGCATTCTTTCCTTTACCATACAAAGAACCATCTCAAACATTATTAAATTTATTAGGTATAGTCGTGCAAGCTGGTCAAAGATTTGCAGCTATTGCTGACATGCAGGTTGGAGATGCTAATCAAGCAGCTGCTGTTGGAACAACAATTGCATTATTAGAGCGTGGTTCAAGAGTCATGAGCGCAATACATAAAAGATGTTATGCAGCTATGAAAGAAGAGTTTCAATTACTTGCAAAAGTTGTCGCGCAATATTTACCGCCAGAATATCCGTACGATGTAGTTGGTGGTGCAAGAAATATTAAACAAGCTGATTTTGATAATAGAATTGATGTTGTGCCAGTTGCAGATCCAAATATATTTTCAATGTCACAAAGAATTACACTTGCACAAACACAATTACAAATAGCCACATCTAATCCACAACTACATAACATGTATCAAATATACAGAAACATGTATGAGGCTATTGGTGTAAAAAATGTTGATGCGGTTTTACCACCACCAGCACCAACAGCTCCAATGGATCCTAGCATGGAACACATAAGTGCCTTGACTGGCAAACCTTTTCAAGCTTTTCCTGGTCAGGATCACAGAGCACACATTACAGCTCACTTAAATTTTATGTCAACGAACATTGTTAGAAACAATCCTGCTGTTATGGCTGCTGTACAAAAAAATATTTTAGAGCATATTAGTCTAATGGCACAAGAACAAGTAGAATTAGAATTTAGAGAACAAATATTACAGATGCAACAATTACAACAACAGGCTGCGATAGATCCTATGGTGCAACAAAGACTGCAATCTATGGCAAATCAAATAGAATCAAGAAAATCTGTGCTCGTTGCTGAGATGACCTCAGATTTTATGGAAGAAGAAAAGAAAATTACATCACAATTTGACTCTGATCCGCTATTAAAATTAAAATCTAGAGAAGTTGATCTTCGTGCAATGGAGAATGAACGTAAAAAAGACTATGATAAAGCACAAATAGACATTGCAAAGTCAAGGTTAATGCAACAAGGTGAAAATTTTGATGAAAAATTAGAGCAAAACGAAGATTTAGCTAAATTAAGAGCTGGAGTTAGCCTTGCAAAGACCGGAATTGACCAAGCTAAGGTCATGATAGAGGATTAATTATGCCATTAAACAAAAAAGGCAAAAAAATTATGAAATCTA